AGTCCAAGTAAGCTGGTCGCGCGCGACGCCCGCGAGGGTTTTATTAACTAATTCTTGCCAACCACCTATCTTTTGTGGTTCTCCATATCTAAATCTAACATTATCACCATCAATCCATTGCCCTTCGGCTCCGGTTGCAGTTTGTTGTTTATTGAATCCAGGCTTAAATTGTATCTTCTGTAAAGGCATAAGTATCCTTTATATACTAAAAAAATAAGAATTATACTAATTTAATCTAATTAATACTAGTGTTTTCTTCTTAAATATATTCAAAATGAATAGTTTGAACAAAATTTAAATGAGAGTTATTATTATTTTTTATATAAAAAAGTTGTGAAGAAGGAAACATGACAAATTCATTAGTTTTTAAATTAATATTCCAAGATCTTCCTTTTCTCCTATTGTCATCATAATAAACAATTACTTCACAAGTTTTAGAATCTATTTCAACACCATATAAAAAAACAAAATCACATGAATTTCTTAAATCAACTGGATCAATTTCTAATCTAGGTTTTGAAAATTCATTTTTTTCATAAAAATTACCATAAATTTTTTTAGGAACTAAATTTAGTTTATGTTCAACTTTTATAAAATCAGTTATAAAATTTTTTAATTTATCAAAAGTTATTGAGAATGGATATTCAAAATTTTCATAATATTGAGATAAAAAAATATTTTTTGTTAATTCTTCTTTTTCAATTTCAAATCCTTCTGGCATTTTAACCGTGCCACCGTATAAAGCTATTTCTGATAATACTTTTTTATTAATCATTATTAAAATTTTGAAGGTAATCCTAAATGTAATCTTTTATCAAAAAGATTTTCATTTGACCCAGGAGTATTTAAATTATTGTAATGTAAAAAAACTTGTGCACAATCTTCTCCTTCAAAAGGATCTCGCCAATGTTCTAATTCATGGCCTCTGTATATAAGCATGTCACCTTGTTTTAAATCTATCTTGACACCTTTTGGTGCATTTGGTTTATGAATTTGACTATACTCATCTACAACAATGTCTTTTCCAGTTGGATCTAAATATATTGGCCAAGAGTCCCCACCTAAATTTAATGTTGTAGATATTTCACAACTAAATCTATCTTTATGCCTTTTTAAAATATCTCCTTTTTTATAAATACGAGCATAAGAATAATTAGGAGTTAATTTTAAACCTGTTTCTTTTTCCATAACAGGTTGAAGTTTTAATAATAAAGTTTCCATTGCAATATCTGCATAATGAGAATAAGTATTTGGAATTTGTTTATCCGTCCATACTCCAAACATATCTTCAAATGGAGATATATATCTATGTTCAAATAAAGTCTTTGCTACTTGTCTTTTCATTAAAAAATAATTATAAACAAACAAGGCTAAATCTTTTGACACCGCTTTTTTAATAACTTTATATTTTTTCTTTTTAAAACTCATGTTTTATTTCCTATAGCTTGAATATTAAAATGTATAAATCTAAAAGGTTCTAATCCAAAATCTACATCAAATCGATGTTCTAAAAAAGAAGGAAACATAATCAATGTACCAGGTTTAGGTTTATAATTAATCATTTCAGTTCCAAATGAAATTTCTTGCATATTTTTTAAAGGTAATTGTGCCATTGATTTTCCATTTCTAGGATCATGAAATATTGGAAAAGATGTTTTTTCAGAACATTTTAAAAAATAAAAACCACTAACATGATTATTGTAATGAACATGACCTTCGTGATGACCACCTCCCTTTTCAGAAAATTCTTGCACCCAAAATTCATTCCAAATTAAACTATGATTTTTTAAATCATACCCCATGTTATCAAGTATTTCTACTGCCCTATTACCAACGTAATCTTGTAAATCTTTAAATTGTGGTAATCCAATAAGTGAAGAAGAATGATAACTCCATCCAAAATCACCTACACTTTTGTGTAATGTTTTGTTTCTAATTTTTAAAAGATCTTTATTTCTTTTTTTAGATTCAATAATAAAAGAATCAGAAGATTTATTTAAAGAATCTACTAGTTCAGGTAAGTAACCTTGATAAATAGGTGTTGAAAAATAAGGTGTTACTTCTAAATTTTCATTCATTGATAAAGTCCTCCTAAATTCCATATAACAAGTGAATAACGAGTTCCAACTTTTACAGGGCATACTCTATGCCATACAAAACTAGGAAATACTACTATAGATCCTCTTGGTAATATTTCTTTACATTTACGTATATTTTGTTTTTTTGATTGTTCGGGATGATTAAAATTAAATTCTAATTCTCCACCCGTATATTCTGATGGGTGAGATAAAGTACATGTAACAGATAATTTTCTAATTTTTCCATAATATTTTTTTTCATTTGGATTTGAATATGGCTTATCCCACGAATCACAATGCCATCCATAATATTGACCTTTTGAATATTTAGTAAACTGACAAGGTTCAGAATTATCCCATTTAAAATTCCAACCTGCTCTTTCATTTGCTTCATTTACATATGGAATAATTTCTTTATAAATCCATTTATCATCTAACCATGAAACATTAGAGTTTCTCTTTTTTTGTAAATTTTTTAATTCTTTTTTAGTTAATGGATTTTTATTAACATCTCTTTTATTTTCAAGTCCTCCTGTTACGGCAATTTGTTCTTGATGTAATTTACCGTATTGTAAAAGTTGATCACAAAATCTAGGTGTTAATGCGTTTGTAAAATACCAATAATAATTTGTTAAATTCATATATTTCTATCTTTATAATAATATATAATATATTAATTAATAATTGTCTAGTGTGTAAAAATTATCTAGGGATTAATGATATTTCCTTCAGGATTAAATAATTCCCATATTTGATTATTTTCGTTCCAATTCCAAGCAAAACCTTGAATTTTTTCTTCATTAGTAAGTTTTCTTACTTGATCACCTATAGGTGACTGCCATCTAGCTTCTGTAATATTTTTAACCCAAGATTGATATTTTTTTTGTGGCCAAAATATTTGATTTTCTACATCCCATAGATAACCTATTGCAGCAAAATTTCCTCTAAATGGAATTCCACCTAAATTATGTTTATTGCCATATGTATTATAAGAAGACTGAATCCATAAATGTGCTGGCCAATGATTATGTTTTTGTAAATATTGTTGTCCAACTGATTCAGACGGTTGTCCATTTGCATCAAGCATATCACTATTGTTAAATGCTAATACTTGTAAAACAATGTTATCTTCTGAAATTTTTGCAAAATGTGCCATATTATTGAAATTTATACCTAATTAATACTATACCACTTCCACCAGCATATCCTTTAGCAGGTCCTGTTCCAGCTCCTCCCCCTCCACCTGTGTTTTCTGTTCCAGCAGAACCACCTCCTGGTGAAACGTTTGAACCTCCAGCGCCACCACCACCAGCAACTCCTGGTGCAGCAGTTCCAAATTGTGTTATGGTAACCGATCCTCCACCGCCTGCAAAATATCTAACTCCTGGAGCAGGTCCAGGAGTACCTGCAGATGCAACAGCAAAACTTGGTGATATAAATGATCCCTCACCTCCTGGTGACCCCGGTCTTGAATTTGGTCCAGGTTGACCTGTGTATGGAAAGGAACCTCCAACGGCACTAGCTCCTCCGCCGCCTCCTCCACCACCCCAGTTACAAGGTGGGTTTCTTGCACCATCTCCTCCATTATTTCCTTGAGGAGGACTTGTTGGTGGAGTATTTCCCGCTGCCCCTAATTTTGGATTTGGTGGAAACGGAAATGCTGCACCTCCCCCTGATCCACCTGTTAAAGCGGTTCCACCAGGATTAGGATTACCACCTACGCTATTTGCGGCTGCTCCACCTCCCGTTGACGTTATTGTTGAAAATATTGAATTGTTTCCTGGATTTGAACTTTCTGGAATTGGATTACAACTTGCGCACACTTGTGCTCCTCCACCTCCAACTGTAACTGGAAAGGATGTTTTTGAAACAGGTATTCCTGTTGGATTAGCTAATGGAGACATTGTTGGTGCGGGTAATCCCCATTCATTTGAAACTCTAAATCCTCCTGCTCCTCCACCGCCTCCTGCATTTGCTCCAGCAGCAGCACCACCTGCAACAACTAAATAATCAACTACTGCATTGGCGGGTACTTTAATGTTTTTATTTACTGTAAATGTTCCTGGACCTGTAAATGTATGAATTTTAAAATCACCACAAGTTGTAACTGTTCCACCAGTTGCACATACAAAACAACTTGCTCCAACTCCACCTGCAAATCCAAATCCTCTTGCAGATCCTGCGCCTCTAGTTGATATAATAGGCATTCTTTCTACTCCTTATTTAAATTGTGTTTGTGATGCTAGTATTGTGTAAGTTGATGCCGCTGTTTTAAGAGCTGTGTAAGTGTAGACATCATTAG